CACTGTCAAGCTCATCACTAACAGGAGCTTCATCTGTTACCTCAAATTCTTGAGGCTCTGGAATTGTTTCAAGACCTGCAGCACCGTCACCCACGACATTGTCGAAGGATATTGCGCTAAAGTCTAGTTTTTTCTCATCACTCATTGCAAAAATATTTGTTTGGTTTTAAAGTGCAACTATAAAATTATTTTTTATAACTGCTATTACTATATATCACTTAGGAATCCTCCTAGTTTTCTATCTCTTCTTTTTTTCCAAGATCCCTTAGCAAATCTCTCTGCTCTTTTCTTGTTTTTGAACTCGTACACTTCCCCAGCAGCCAGCGCTTCATCAAAGCTTTGGTCTCTATAACCTTCTCTATCTGTAGTTATAGTTGGGATTACGTAATACTTCCCATCTCCCTCGAATGTAGACATTAGGTGTGTAGACTTTGAACCAGCAGGTTCTCCTTTCACATGGTGGGCATACTGTCGTATTGACCTGGCATGTCTCTTCCTACCTCTCTTGACAGTCTTAGGCCCACCACGTCTCTTCTTACGTGTTTTCTCGTACTCTTCTCTTAGCTCTGGCTCTAACACCGAGTGTGTAGTATGTTCTACTGTACCTGGGGTTTTGTAGGTTTTACCTTGATCTCCTCCGGCATTTATGATATCCCTTACTATTCCTAGTGAGTTTCTAAGGGTTCCTTCTCCTTTTATATCTCCGTCCCCTTGAGCTAGCTGTATGTGAGGGATCTCTTTTAGAATTTGGTCTACCATTCCGTCAGCTCTTCCTTTTCCAACAGTTGAGGTTTTTGTAGTGTCTATATTTATGACATCCTTAGCATTGGTGTGGGCTCTTCCACCAAAAAGAGTGTGTCTAAGATCACCTTGACTCATCCCTCTTAGATCTGGATTGCCTAGCTCATCTAGTTTCCTGATCAAGAAGTCATACTGTTCTGTAGGTACCGTGTACGAAGACTTGGTGCCTTCTGGAGTTTGTATGTGTATCCCACCATCATGTATGTCCTTCAGTATCCGTCTAGTCTCAGGATCATCTGTATTGAATGAGTGTCCTCTGAGGTATAGTGGGTCCTTAGTTGGATCTTTTTTACTAGTTCTAGTGCTTTCACTGTCGGTCCTTTCTGCGAGATCTCCAAGAAAGTCTGCAGGCGGTAGACCTCCTGCATCTTGATACTTCTTAGGCCCACCCGCTCTATACCTAGCTGGGGTTTCCACTACTGTAGTTGCTCTAGGGCCCATGGGTAGGGTCTTAACACCAGGCGGGACGGAGTCGTATGATTTTACCAAATGCCCTCGGTCATCATAGCCTTTCACGTCTAGGTTTACTTTTAAACCTTTATTCGCAGTTGTCATCGTCGCGTTAGGACCGATGTTCGGGAATATCATACTTTCTCCTGTCCTACCTGCCTGGTGAGCGGGGCCAAGTCCTGCTTGTTGCTGCGACGGGGTGACAGCAATATTACCCTGCTTTTGTGCTTCAAACTCGGCGATTACGTCTCTGCCCTGACGGTGTCCTTGATAGACATCTATTATCGAGCCGGTGTATCCTGAAGCCCTCGCTCTATCTAAGAGCTCCCGCCTTTGTTTATTATTGAGCGTCATTCTTTCTATCTAGTTCTTTTTCTTTGATAGCAAGCTCACGCTGCTTTACCTCATGCTCTTTCATCATCCTCTCAAGATCCAGGTTTAGTTTACCTGTGGTGTCTTGAGCTTCTGCATTGATAAGAGCTGTTTCAATTTGTACCTGCCTGTCCTTGTCTTTCTCAAGCTTCTCTTGCTCCATAGCCTGTTGCTTGAGTTGCATTTCTTGTTGCTTCTGTTGATTCTGTACTTCTTGCTGCTTTTGCTCAAGCTCTTCTCTAGCCTTCTCCGCTGCACGAATCTTAGCTTTGATGCCTGGGAAGTTCTCTGTGTCAAACAGATCAAGAACCTCTGATGTCTTCATACCGTTCTGGATCATTGATTGAGACAGCTGCTTAGCTTGGTCAAGCTTCTCAAGGTCTCTACCTGCGTCAGAAACGAATATCCCGTACTCACTTTCCATGTGATCTTCTGTATCCAAGTCGAACATATCGATCTGGTTGTCTGGGAGTACGTATGTAGCCTTCTTACCGTTAACCCATGCCTCCTTTGAGTAGTCAAGCAGGCCCTGCATTTCACGCTGCTCAAACCTGTTGAACTTGCGGAACAAGTCTTCAGTGATGTGTGATGACTGCATGATGGCCTGTTGGGATGATGCCTTACCCTCGTATGGTCCGACCATACCTTGTCTCTGCCTGTTAACACCTGATATCCTCTCCCACTCAGAGAAGATAGACTCTAGCAGTTGTATGTATTGACCGATAGTCTTGATAGACATGTCAAGTACAGACTGGTGTTGTGGTGAAAGTTGTACACCTTCTTTGTTGTAGTCAACCCATGCAATACCTGTCCCTTCAACATAGTACATGAACTTGTCAAGGTCCCACTTTTTTGGGATCATGTTGATGTCGAACTGTGCTATGATGTCCTTACTACGTGCAAGTGCAAGTTCCATACGGTACTTGAAGATGTTGTAGTTAAGCTGGTATGGTATGCCCAATGCTACCAGTGATATGTTCTCTGAGTTTATGTCAGAGTAACGTCTACCGTTTATCGGGAGTTTGCACAGTGATGGGTTGTCAAGTGACGTACGCTGGTTTGGGATAGGGTTCACGTTAATATAGTATCTACCATCTATACGTGTTCCTTCCCATACCTCATTGACCCACTCGTATCTAACCTTTGCTCCTGTAGCCTTAAGTTCAGGCGGCATACGGAATCCCTCTACAACCTCCATCTCTTCCTCCATCCCTGTCAGAGGGTCCATGTATGTCATGAATCCTATACGCTTACGGCTTTTCCAGTATACTGTTATTACCTCTATAGTTCTATTACGTGAGATGTTTGCGTCTCCACCAGATGCCTCTGATCTGTACAGCAGGTATGTATCTACGGATGAGTGTCTTGGGTTCTCTAACTCTAGTATTTGCTCATCTGTTAGATATTCTCCGTAATGGTCTATTATTGTAGATGCATGAGAGAATCTACGCACCATAGCCCAGTCCCCATCTTCTACAAACTCTAGATCTGGGTCCTTATCATAATCTACGTCTAGTGGGTTTATTACATCGTAGAATGGTTCACTCCTACGTACGCCTTTGTGTGAGTATACCTCACCTGCAACTAGGTAGTGAAAAAATGCTTTTTGGAACTTGTCGTAGATCTCCTCATTTTGCATGATGTAGTTGAGTGCATTCTGTCCTTGGACCGCTCTCCTATCTACGTAAGACATTTCAAACTGCTCTGCTACTTTCTGTGGTAGACCTGTGTCTGTCTTTTCGCTCCCCTCTAATTCTTGTGCAAAGATCTTGAGCATAGCGCCCATGACCTTCTTCTTCTTCTCTTCTTCCTTCTTACTTATTGCATCACCGTTCTTTACTGTGACTGTAAAGTTGATTGGGCGCTTTGACTTCTCCCCTGCCAACAAGTCTATGATTGGCTTGATTATTGGGTAGTTCTTAAGTTTTGATGGGAAGTTCTCTCTTCTCTTACCGTATGGCTTGAGCACATGCTTATAGTCTGTCTCGTCTATGACTCCGTTGTAGTAGTCGTACAGTGACTTAAGAAAACTTTTTCTTTCAGATAGCCCAAACCTTGAGATATCTATAAATGCTTCTACGCATTGCTCCCTCCACTTCCTGTTCTTCCTAGACAGCGGAAGCCTTTGTTGAGGGATTTGATGATTAGATCCATACATTGTTGCAAAATTACCTATAATTTCTATCGAACCACTCGTCCTGAGACCTATCTGCTAAAATTTCTACCACCTCTCTATTATATAACTCTCGCGTGTGGTACATGCCCACCATAAAAGCCATAACTCGGTCAAAGTTACCTCTGTGATTAAACTTAATAAGCTCCTGTAACAGAGCTGGATCATAGATAGTATGCAGGTTTAGTTTAGTATTCCCATCCTCATCTGTATGCCTAGGCGTAATTAACCAGTCTCGTATGTATAGCTCACCTTGCCGCTTACGCTGCTCGGTCATATGCATACCATACTGCCTTCTTACGTTTCTGGATCTGAGTTCTCTTTTATCCAGCATTTCAAACTCCTCCTGTAGCTTATGTAGTTTGCGATATCTCTTCGCGTAAGCAATAAGCTCCCCACGGTCGTTCTCGAATCCGATTTTGGCGTTGTAGTATTCAGCCAACATAAATAGATTCCTGTTGTATTCATCCTGTGTTCTAGGTCTGCCAACATAGCTAGCTACAATTAAGTCATCCGGTTTGGATAGGTTATTAGGTCTTTTAATTACGTATGCAGCACCAAGCGATTCGTTGTTTGTTGATTTAGATTGTGCATACGGGTCATGGCACACAATATACAAATTATGTGGCACTTCTTCTTGGTCAGTCAAGTAGGGGCTTTGGTATATAACTACAGCTCCTTCTGTTTCGTCCCCCTTTCTATGTGGGAACTTGTATACTGGTTTGCTTTCAGTACTAGGTCGAAATGATACTCTACCATCTTTGTTGTGGTACATCACTCCTGCTGTTCCTTCAGCCTCAAGGCCATGAGCTTTAATCTTGTTATACTGCTCTTTAAGGCTAGTGACATCAAACAGATTTGCTGTAACCTGTAGCGTCGCTTCCTGCGGGGTGAACGGGTGCTCAGCCGTGTACTGATCGAGGGCTTTCGGGTCATTTGCTCCCTTCTTCTTCTCACGCTGTTCTTCTTCATGTGCTTTGGCTTCTTCTTTTAGTGAGTTACCGTCTATATCTATGAACCCATCTAGGTTTTGTTGTATAGGTACAAAGTAACCACACTTAGTTCCCATGGCTCCCGCATCCCACTCGTTGTCAAATGCTAGACAGTCATAGGACTCAGGGTGATAGAACAACTCTTCCATACCATCAAATCCCACACCTTCTTCACCACCAGTACCAAATGCTATCATGGTGCCCAGTGTCTTAGAGCCCTGACGCATTGTAGGCATAGCTACCTCCCACGCCTTAAGCAGTCCACCAAATGAGCCTGCTTCCTCAAAGAATATCAGATCACCCGCTTTACCACGCACCTTGTCTGGGTTGTCTTTCAGAGATACCCCAATAATCTGCGACTTCATCCCAAGTTCGACATCTGCCCCGTTTACGTTCTTTTTGTACCCAGACTGCTTGTGCATCTCTCGGTCACGTAGTCGTGGCTGTGTCCATGCTGTGTTGTCATCAATGAACGACAAGAAGTCCCATGCCTTGGATAGCAGTCCATCACCGATCAGGTATTCTTTCTGCGATGCAAAGACATAGTTCTTTGAGTTACGCATCAAGAAGTAGTTACGAGCTAGCATTGCTGCAGCCTTGTAGGAGAAACCTTTACGTCTAGCTTTTAGTACGACTAAATGCTTGTTTGTTTTTCGGGCGGTATCTACGGCAGTGAAGTACTCGTGGTCTCCGTCGTAGAAGGCAGGAAATGTTCTGTCTCTTCTTGCGATCTTGGTACCATCTGCCAGGTAGTCGTCCACTACCCGGTCGATTGGGCAGAAGTTTAGATAAAAATAGTGATAGCCCGTTAAGTCCTTGTATCCCTCTAAACATCTTTTCCTTTGTTCATCCCAGTAGTCATAGTATTCTTTTGTACCAGGTATTGCGTCCGTATAGAACCCAAGCTCCAGATAGTGGTTAGCTGCTGGAGAATACTTGACACTGTTAGTGAACTTCACTGAGAGTATTTATTAGTGACGACCCCACCACGGTTAGGGTTGTCTTTCTGTTCATGTTTTTTAACAATTGCCTCTAGCTCCTCAAGGCCGTTGACAACTTTACCCATGTTTGCTAGGTTAGCTATCAAGTCTTTGGCGTGGTATATCGGCTTACCATTATCATCTAAGATGCTAAGGTTTATTGTAGCAAAGTATCGTTCAAGCTTGGTTACAGAACTACGTGCAGATTTAAGCAGTTTTATGGCTGAGGTCTCTGATAGTTCCTTATACTTGTCTATTGCTCCCTTTACTTTAGGGGAGAACTTAACCTTAAGATCTTGACTAATCTTAATAGCTCTGTCTTCCTCTTCGTACACAGCGTAGGGAGAACGGTGGTCGGTGTAGAAGTATACAGCACCCAGCTCTTGCCCTTTCAAACCCTTGAATTCGTTGATGGTAAGTGCGTACGCGCTTGGAATAACTACATTGTTACTTACTGTTATCAGGTCCCTCATTTCGTTTCTGGAGATACTTAAGTCTACCTGGCATTACATGGAACTTGCCCAAGAATGGTAGCCTGACGGATTCAAACTTCCCCTTCTTTATTAGATCGGCTGTGTACTTAAACTGATGCATTACTGCTTCCTCTACTTTTTGTAGTGGCATATCATGTTTTGTCGCCAGTCTTTGTATTATTTTTTTGATCACGTCTCCACTTTTTTGCTGCTGGTCTACCTACCTTCACTTTCTTGCCGTCCTTGCCTATAATTACCTGAGGCCATTTTTTAGACGGACAGTTTGAAGTAGCCCACTTAGCTTTGTGTTCTACCATACACCCACATTCCCCACATCTCATGCTCTCTGTCTTAAGAGATGGGCATTCGCTGCATGTCTTGAGTCTGTAATTGTATTGTTTTTCTGATACGTGTGGCGCTCCTGCTTTAGCATATTCTACTACTTCACTAGCAAAATTCTTTAGCATTTGGCCCATCGACGGTGGTTTCTTCTGTTCGCTCATCATATATAGTCATTACTAGGAACTCCCCTGTACTACTCTGCATGATCATAATTATATATGGCTCATACCAGTAGTGAGTTCGTACTACTTCATCTAGTGATCTCAATTGTGACTTTGGCATCTGGTTCCAATAATTGAGATAGTTTGTATCCAGACTTACCTTTTACAATAGCACCTTTGTCCTTCAGCCTCTTCACATAGTTGTTAAGTGTGTTAGGGTCTATAATCCCTATCTCCTCAGCAACCTTACGCTTAGATTCTGCAGAGCAAAAGCCATGTTGCTCGTTGTCTACAAACTTAGATAGCACTAGAAGCTCCTTATCTGTTAGCTCCAATATACCATTAAAGACTTGTAGAAACCTAAAGGTGCTGTCTGCTTTTATCTTTATAGTTCTACTCATCATTAAATATAATTTTAGCTCTACCGTTCTCCATGGAGATAGTAGCGCTCTTTGATTGTCTGTTAAACTCTTCTACTAGCGGCTCAATGTTTTGCCTAGTACACACAAAAGAGAGGAATACCTCAAGCTCTTTTGTAGCGTGAAGCACCCTCTCTTGTTGTTTACTTGCTATAGTCGAGGATTCTCGGAGCTTATCAAACTCCTTAAGTGGTATGGTTACCGTACCCGTCATTCTGGGTCTGGGATTATACCACAGATAGAGAACTCATTTATCATGATGCACTCTTTACCACCTATAGTCACTACCAAGCCCTCAGTGGCTGGGTGCACCATAACTGTCATTCCCTCTCTTACTGTCTCACAGCTTGGTCCAGCTGCGAGTACTTTGAGAATGTTTGTACGAAGTGCGTTGGCTGTCCCGTCTAAAAGCTCAATACCGGACTCGGTCTTGTCTTTTCTTTGCATGGGGAGAACGATCCAGTCGCGCGTAGGTTTGAAATTCATATTTGCCATGTTGTTTGGTTTATGGCAAATATATAAAAAACTATCTTATATAACCAAATAGGTTATAGTATGTCTGCAAATTTCTCTGAAACCTTGAAGCTTGGACATGCCTTAGATGAATACTCATTGTGCCCATGCAAGGTCATATCCTTGTCTGCCACTATACGTAGAGCAAAGATGATCTCTCTCATAGTTGACTCTTGCTCTGGGGTCATAGTATCCTTGGGATCACCATCCTTATCGACTCCACCTATGTAGCAGATTCCTATGCTGTCCTTATTGTGACCTTTAACGTGAGCCCCAATCTTATCTATTGGTCTCCCAGTTTCTAGTTCACCATCGAGCTTAATAACGTAGTGGTATCCGATGTCTGACCATCCTCTATCTTCTACGTGCCACCTCTTTATAGTAGCTGCATCTATATCTCTGCCCTCTGGTGTAGCTGAGCAGTGAATGATTATTCTATTTATATCTCTCATAACTATACAATTTACCCCCTTGCGGTTTGTGTCTAACGCTGGATTTCCACTCGCCGTGTCTAGCCTACGTGGGGGCATTTCTATCAGCCTATAGCCTTGTTCCCACCCGAGTTTTATACCAACGCACTTTTTGAAACTACCGGGGACGACGTTCACTGCCTATGGTGACAGCTAATGTAACCCGATGTCTAGGCCCCTTTTTGGTTACCGAGGGCCGGTCACAGAAGTGGTTTCGCTGCAAAGATAGTAAAAATAGCTTTACCTGCCTTGCCCCCTATATTTCTTTTTGTAGTTCTTAGACCCTTTGTGGTTGGAATGCTTGGTCTTTGCATGCACTCCTGGACGTGACACGTTGTGTGCGACGTAGATATCGTGATTGGTTTTCTTTGCCATGTTGCAAACTTACGACATCTTTGTTATATTTATCGCATGGCTCGTGACTATAAAAAAGAGTATAAGAGATACCAGAAAGATAGATCTCCGTACAGAGCCCTGCTTAATAGGATAAATAGAAGGAAGGGTACTTACGGTAATGGTGATGGTATGGATGTTTCCCACCAAGGTGATGGGAGCACTAAGAGTGAGCCGTCAAGTAAGAATAAAGGTAGACGAGAAAAAAGTCGTAAGCCTGGTAGTAAGAGAAGATCGTTTAAGTTGTGGGACAGAAGAAAAAGAAAAAATACAGGGGAGTAACTACTATTACTGCTAAGCTTTATGATCCTGAGTTGTACTCCATCATGGGTAACGTTAGGGACTTACAGCATAAGCTAGATATAAAACCCTTTATAGCTGACTTCCATTGGACTAAACTTCCTCGCTGATAGCGGGGATTTTTTTTGGGAAAAATTTTTGAGTGTGTGAACCTACTCAATCCAAGACCCCACCTACAATGCGTGATTAGGGGGTACCCCCCTATGTCGATAACATAACACCCAGAACAAATGGAACCCATCACTGCCCAGATGCCTGACACCACCTTCGGTGTGCTGTGCATCATCACCATCATCTTCATTGCTCACTTCCTTGCTGATGTATACTTTAGCGAGGACCAGGTGAATGCACGTGCTACAAAAAGATTCCGCCGTAAGCTTGAACGTCAACGTAAAGCAAGGCAACCACTTAGCACAGAGATATAAGAGACGCGCCCTAACGGGCGCTCTCTTCACTATCACACTCAATCAAGAACCCTATCTTCTCAACGTGCATTGGCAAACCTCTCCGTGCACACCATACGCCATGCGTACATTTCTTGCGGTGCTCAAAGAGCGCCACCCCAACGCTGTCTCAGCACAGCCTGTCGTAGGCCCTAACGGTGCCTTCGTTTCCGTTTCACTTGCTACTGGCGAGAAGCTTACCTTCCCTATCGGGAAGAAAAGCTACACGCTTGGTGAGCCCATCGACCTGAAGAGCATGAACGCTCTGATTGCAGAAGATGGTCAGCTCATCGCTACAGCCAACGTCTACCAAGACGCAGGCGTAGCTGTCAGCTTGTAAGGCGATAGGGGAGCTACGGCTCCCCTTTCTTCCACCTCTCGGGCCGTTCCCTAATCAGCTAAGGTGCTTTACGCACCTGGCTGAAGAGGTAACAAACTCAATCAACAACAATAACATTCACTATCACCGGTTCCGGTATTGGTTATTGTTCCCCAGGTCAGTACACTCAATCAATGACCCTTTTTTTGAGGTGTGTAGTGTAGCCCAAGGTGATAGCTGTGGCTTACTACCAGACAAGTGTGTGCGTACGGCAACCAGG